GAAAAGCGAGACAAAGGTGAGTATATTAAACTTCTTACCAGGTACATTAAAAAATTTGTCGAACACAAAACAAGAGAATATGGCAACTAAAGTTGATGACATCATGAAGGAGAAGTTCCTTTGTCAAGCAAGATTCGCAGAAGAGGTAGAGAAGATAGTTAAAGAAAACAACTTTAATTATATCGATGCTATTATCACCTTTTGTGAAGAGAACAAGATAGAGGTAGATGCTGTGTCAAAATTAATTTCAAAACCTTTGAAAGAGAAATTAAAATATGATGCACAACAATTAAACTTCATGAAGAAAACATCCAGAGCAAAATTACCATTATAATGCCTTCCCCATCTGAATTAATGCATTATCGTCTTCAAGCGATGTTGCGTGAGCATAATTGGTCTGATCTTGAATACTTAGGGATAAGATCTGATAGTGTTGGTGTAGATCAACACTGGTATCGCATAGGAGAAGCAGAAGTTCCTGTCGATGCAATAACAGAATTAGATAGTGTAGAAGAAGTTGACACCGATTGAAGTATACAAAACTTATCTGGCATTTAAAAACCATTTTACAAAAGAGAAGTATGATTACTTCAAGTATCGTGGTCGTTCCAGAGCATCCACTGCGGCCTTTCATAAAAGAAAGGACAGATACTTCTTTGAAAGAATGTCAAGAAAGAAAACAGAACAAGAGATACAGAACTTCTTTCTTGCAAACTTCACACAGACATTTGATCCCCAAGGTGTATGGATCGGATTGATTATTGATAGTGGAGAGAAGACATATACAAAGTGGTCGGAACAAATGGATAATTTGTTCGAGATATTTAAAAGTAATGCAGATCGTATAGTGCAAGAGTATGATATCGAAGAGTTCTTTTCTTGTAAGAAAGGACATTCACCGATACTCAAAGAACATCTTTCAAGTAATATCTCTATAGAGGAGATGATTATCTATGAGAATATCTTCTCATATGTTAAAGAGCATGATAGTAAATTAATCGACCCAGTGTGGGAATCCGTCAGTTTAAAAATCAAAAAATATATTCCGTTTCTAAATATTAGTATGCTACAATATAAAAAACATTTAATTGAACAAGTACAGAGGAAAAATTGATGACTGAATTTTTTAAATCAGCACAGGTTAGGGCAGCACTTGCAGAACTTGCAGAGATACAAGATGACTTAGCACATACCATGTCAAGTCCTAGATTACTTAGTGATGATGAAAAAAAGGATTATGTGAGAAAGTTAAAGTTATTCTTAGAAAAGCAAAAGTTATTTTTCTTTCGGGTATCACTATCAGAAGATCCCGAAGCTGTACAAGTTAAGGAGCACATCTTAGAGACAGCACAGATGTTTGGATTTAACGAAATGACAGGTATGGACAAGTTTTTTCAGCAGTTAGATGAGACAATAAAAAAGGTTGAAAAAGATTTAGATGAAGAGGTTGACATATAAATAGTTAGGTATTATAATATAAATGTTGGACGCAACATGGGAGTGACTGAATAAACTTACTGGCAACTGCTGGTTAAGGTGATGAGACACAGGTGGTGCTGCTTCGAAAGAAGAACCGATCAACCAATCGGGTCTCAGGCAATAACGTTTTTACTACTGTAGTAATGCCCGTTATTTGTTGGTATACAGGAATCCAACCTCCCTCTTTAATACAACAAAACAAATATCCACAATTATCCGCATGTCATTCGCAAATTTAAAAAAGAAATCAAGGTCTGGTTCTCTCACAGAGAAGTTAATTAGACAGGTCGAAAAGATCAACGACAAAGGTAACAGTAACGTTGATGAACGTATTTGGAAGCCAGTAGTAGACAAATCTGGTAATGGTTATGCAATCATTCGTTTCCTTCCAGAACCCGAAGGTTGTGAACTTCCTTGGTCTAGAGTTTATACTCACGCATTTCAAGGAACTGGTGGTTGGTATATAGAGAACTCTCTTACCACACTCGGACAAAAAGACCCAGTTTCAGAGCACAACTCAGAACTATGGAATTCTGGTTCAGATGCAAACAAAGAGATTGCTCGTAAGCAGAAGAGAAGATTATCTTATTATAGTAACATCTATGTTGTAAGTGATCCAGCTAATCCTGAGAACGAAGGTAAAGTATTTCTATACAAGTATGGAAAGAAAATCTTTGACAAGATTATGGAAGCAATGAAGCCTGAGTTTGCAGATGAAACTCCAATCAATCCATTTGATTTCTGGGCAGGTGCTAACTTCAAGTTAAAGATTCGTAGAGTCGAAGGTTATCAGAACTATGATAAGTCAGAGTTCGGTAGTGCAGAAGCACTCTTTGATGATGATGCAAAGTTAGAAAAGATCTACAACTCTTTATATGATTTAAATGAGTTTACAGATCCAAAGAACTTCAAGTCATACGAGAAGTTAAAGGAGCGTTTAGATTCTGTTCTTGGACTCAAGAAGCCAGTCAGAGCACCAATTCCTGATTCAGAATTAGAAACTGAAGATGAAGGTCGTGGTTACTTTGCTGAACAAGCAGCAGCATCTGAACCAGTAAAAGAAGTCGCAGCAGTAGAAGAAGCAACATCTGATGAAGATGATGAGTCTCTAAGTTATTTCTCTCGATTAGTTAACTCTTAATTAGTCGAAGGGAGTACAAAAGATCTCTATGTAGAAAGAGTGCCCTTCTTTTTGAATGTTGGTTTGTTTTTACCCACCGCAAGGTGGGTTTTTTTATACCCCTTTGATTCTTGGATTATATGTTCCTTTTAATTTCTTGGAAATAAAGTCTGTAGATCTTCCATAACTCATGATCTGTCTGTGTTCAGATATAAATGCACCAAGATATTGTGGTTTTAATATTCTTATTTGCCTTTTATTTTCATTTAATTTATTTTCATAGTCATAATATGTAACTGCTACTACAGGATTAACTGTTACAATTGTATTTGTATAATTTTTATATTTAAAAGTAAAATCTTCATCAACTTCTAAACCTGCTGGCATTATAAGTCGATTAAACTCATCTATCACTTGACTTGTTTCATGGTGATGAATGCCAAGTATGTTCTGTTCCGATCCATATTTTTCTAACATATATGCATGTAAGTCATTGTTGTTTAAAGGCCATTGATCTCGAATATTTGTAATATTATTTGCAGTAAGTATTACCCAATCAAATTCTGGATCACCATACAACTGTTGAGCAAGAACGTCTGGTCTTTGTTGATCTTGAACATAGTAATAATCAAATCCAGTAATTGCTTGATCAATATCAGTTCTCAATTTAGATCTTTTAAAAATATTTTTTACAGCAACACGAGACTCAATCTTATTACGATTTGGTAGTAAAGACGGATATGATATATTTGGTAGTTCTTGAAAGTATCCCATTAGTAACCTACTGCGTCGATTGGAACTGTATCTAAATCTTTTCTATTTGGATCGTAGTTGAATACGTTCTCATCATAATCTGTATCAAAGATTGGTTCAAGTTCTGCAAACCTCAGAGACATGGTAACAGAAACTGGTTGTCCTCTATCATACGCATTCCACATACCATCTGGAGTGTAGTTAATTGCTGTACCTGTGCATGCACATGTTTTGATTCTTACCACAGAATTATTTCGATCATCACCGTCAGAGAAAAACATACCACCATCTGTTGTTGTTTTAAATGCGATATCAAAAACGTTTGGTGTTCCTAAGAAAAAAGATCCACCACCAGTTGATGTATCGATACCTTTTTTGGGTGCCATACCTTGTTTAAAAAATCGAATTATATTATTTACTCTGGTTGCCTCTTCACGACTACGAGGAGTCATCTTCCATGTAAATGTAAATTCTCTAAGTGTTGGTGAGTTGAATAATAATGCAAGATTATTATTTGGAACAACACCTTGTCCTCTTGCCAAAACAGTTTCTGGAGACACACCGAATTGTAAGATATTCAAAAGTGCAGATCCTACAACTGATGAACCCAAAACAGATAAGTTACCATCTGGATTATTCTTCAATTCACTTAAAATTGATTCTCCTCCTTCTCTAGCATCACCGAAAGCATTTTTAAGTAAATCACCTCCTTCTTTAACAGTCTCTTTAATATTATTAAAATTAAGTCCACGTCCAATCGAATTTCTTACAAGATCATTAATACCTTTTACTTGTCCAAAAACTCCAGATGAAACTGCTGCAGTAAGTGCATTCAACTGATCAGCACCCCAAGAAACGTTGTTAGAATCTGCCAAACTATTTGGCATTGGTAATTTTACTAACCCAAGAAACTCTTCTTGTGGTGATGCTGTTGGAACTCCTTTTATTGCTAAGTCATTAAAATCATTTCCACTTGCTGTTTTTTCTTCAGCAGTTTTTGAAAAAAATAAATTTTGATTTGGTGGTCTATATGTAAATTGACTAATTTGCATATAGTCTTGTGTATTACCAAAGTCAGCATCTATTGGATAGATTAAGTTTCTTAGATGTAATTTTTTAATAATATTATCAACTTTACCGAATTGTAAATTTTGAGTCGGTGTATCTGGAGAAGTAGGAGTAGTCTTTGCTTCTTCTTGTCTTAGTTTGTTAAATTCTTCGCCACGTCTCCATGCACCAAATGAGGTATCACCTTCTGCAGCAGTATTATTTTGAAATGCTGCTTCAGCAATAGCGAATTGATCTAGTTGATCTACTTGTAATGGGTCACTTATACCCAGTACTGATGGATAAACTACTCCTTCAGCATTTGACGACTTTCTATTTTTAATTTCGTTTAAAGTTACTGATTTTAATTCGTTTTCAAAAGCACTTTGATTGCCGACTGAAATATAATCTGCATAACCAGGTTGATATTCTCCATTTTTCCATAGAGATCTAGATCCAGTACTACCAACTTCACTTGAGGGCCCTTCCAAAACAACCTCTAAATGTCCTGTATTTGATAGGTAAGTTTTTACCTGTGTACTATCACTTATACCTGATAAAACTCCTTGATTATCTCCTGTGTCTCGTGTTAAAATATCACTACTAAAATTAAATT